AGTGGCAACGTAAATGAAGAAGGTATTGTGAACGATTTCGAGATCATTACTGTAGACATTGTTGCTAATCCAAGTGCTCCAGACGCTTACCCTGATCCAATTTATGAAAGAATTATGAATCATAAAAGGGGTAATGTGTTAATGGATGTTGCTTCTGCAGTTAAGCACGACGACAGAGCACAACGTTACTTGCAAGAAGAAGTAACACAATTTATAAACAACCTAAAGTATAGGAGAGATTAATATGGCTCACTCAATTGATGAACTATTAAGCTCAGGTGCGCTCTCCGAAGAGGTTAGATCTTCAATCAGCGAAGCATGGGAAACTAAGCAAGCTGAACTACGTGAGGAAGTTGCGAGTGAACTACGTGAAGAATTTGCACAACGTTATGAAAATGACAAAGCGCAAATTGTAGAAGCAATGGACACAATGATTGGCGAAGTTATTGCAAAAGAACTTGAAGAGTTCCAAGCAGACAAAGCTAAAGTAGCAGAAGATCGTGTTGCATATCGTAAGCATATGAAAGAACACGCTGTTGTTCTTGATGAGTTTGTGATGGAAACACTTCGCAAAGAAATTAATGAACTTCGCGAAGACCGTGAGGCACAGGACAAGAACATGGCCCAACTAGAGGGTTTTGTACTTGAACAACTTACTAAAGAGCTCAACGAGTTTCATGAAGACAAACGCTCACTAGTTGAAGCAAAAGTCAAAATGATTAAAGAAGGCAAAGAAATCATCAATCAAACTAAGCGTAAGTTTATTGAGAGTGCTGCAGAAAAAGTTGAAAAAATTCTTGAATCAACAATCAAGAATGAACTAACAACACTAAGAGAAGACATCCAAGTTGCTAAAGAAAACACATTTGGACGTAAAATCTTTGAAACATTTGCAGCAGAGTTTATGGGCAGCTACCTAAATGAAGGTACTGAAGTTGCTAAATTAAACAAATCAATGAGCGAACTAAAAGCACAACTTGATGAAGCAAACAAAGCCGTAGCAGAGAAAGAAGTTCAGCTAACTGAATCAACACGTAAAGCACGTGTTGCAGCAGACACAGCTGAGCGTAGAGCAATCATGTCAGAAATGATGAATCCACTTTCAAAGCAACAAAAAGAGATAATGAGTGTACTACTTGAGTCTACTAAAACAGCAGACTTACAGAATGCATTCAATAAGTATCTACCATCAGTATTGAAGGAAGATGCGAAACCACAAACAAAGAAGGTACTAAGTGAAAGTTCGAAAGAAGTCACTGGTGGAAAAGCAAATGTAGCAGAAGCTGCAGTTGATACTAACATTGTTAACCTTCGTAAATTAGCCGGTATAAGTTAAGGAGACCGAAAATGGCAGACAACCTAATGGAAAATTGGAGCGTTACTAAAGAAGCTCTAACAGACGGTCTATCTGGGACAAAGAAAAAAGTAATGGAATCTGTTCTTGAGAACACAAAAACATACTTGTCAGAAGCGGCAAGTACAGGTGCAACTCAATCAGGTAACATTGCAACACTAAACAAAGTTATTCTTCCAGTGATTCGTCGTGTAATGCCAACTGTTATTGCAAACGAGATTGTTGGTGTACAGCCAATGACAGGCCCAGTTGGACAAATCCACACACTACGTGTACGTTACGCTGAAACATTTGACAGCGCAACAGCAGGCGATGAGGCACTAAGCCCATTCCAAATCGCAACAGGTTACTCAGGTAACGCTACAACTAACCGTGCAGATGCTACATCTACAATGGAAGGTACAGCGGGTAAGAAAATGAGTATCCAAGTACTAAAGCAAACTGTTGAAGCTAAAACACGTAAGCTATCAGCACGTTGGACATTTGAAGCAGCGCAAGACGCTAACTCAATGCACGGTCTAGACGTTGAAGCAGAAATCATGCAAGCACTTGCACAAGAGATTACTGCAGAAATCGACCAAGAGATCATCGCAAGTCTAACAAGCCTAGCAGGCGCAGCAGCAGACACATACAACCAAGGCGGTGTAAGCGGTACAGCAACATTCGTTGGTGACGAACATGCAGCACTAGCAGTTCTAATCAACAAGAATGCAAACACAATCGCAGCACGTACACGTCGTGGCGCAGGTAACTGGGCAGTTGTAAGCCCAAGCGTACTAACAGTTCTACAAAGTGCGACAACAAGCGCATTTGCACGTACAACTGAAGGCCCATTTGAAGCACCAACAAACACAAAATTCGTTGGTACACTAAATGGTACAATGCGTGTATACGTAAACCAGTACGCAGCAAACGATGACGTACTAGTAGGTTATAAGGGTTCAACAGAAACAGACGCAGCAGCGTTCTATTGCCCATACATCCCACTAATGTCAAGCGGTACAGTACTAGACCCACAAACATTCGAGCCAGTAGTAAGCTTCATGACTCGTTACGGTTATGTGGAACTAAGCAACCAAGCATCATCGCTTGGTAACGCAGCTGATTACCTAAGCAAGATTGCAGTTACAACATCTGCACTTACTTTCCAGTAATAGCTAAAAAATATAAATTTAAGATAGGGCCTTCGGGCCCTATTTTTATATAAATACATGTAATACGGAGTTGAGGCAATGTCAAGTACAAAATACAAACAGAACTTAGATATTACTGGCGATATTACATTATCTGGAAATATTAATATCGGCGGTGGTACAATTGCAGGTGATGCAGATACGGATAGTGTTACGTTTAACGCAGATGTTACAAGTAATATTATACCAGATGTAAACACTTCATATGATTTAGGTAGCAATACTAAAACGTGGAGAGAATTATTTACTAGTAAAATTAATAGTGCAGTTGGTGACGATCTAGACATTCATAGTGGTAGTGACATTGCATTTTATCCTACAGGCAATATTTGGATTAAGCAGCAGACTAAATTAATTTTTGAAGGCACTGTTCCTGACGACTTCGAAATAAAACTACAAGCAAATCAAGCAACAGCAGACAGGAACGTTATACTTCCCGATGAAGATGGGACACTTGCTACTCGTGAATGGGTAAATTTAAATGGTACTGGTGGTAATTCTGTTGAAAGTTTTGACTTCGGTTATGTAGATACAAACTATCATACTAGTGCAACAGGATATCTATTATCTCTAGGATCCGATATTGATATGGGTTCATACGCTGCACCGAGTGCAATAACAGTTGACCTTGGGTCAATATAAATATTTAAAATAACTCTTTGGAGAAGAAAATGGCTTTATTATTAAGAAGAGGACTAGATGCAGATAGATCAGGAATTACACCTGCAGAAGGCGAACTAGTCTACACAACAGATACTAAAAAAGTATACGTTGGTGATGGAACAACCGCAGGAGGTAACGAAGTTACTGGATCAGGCGGCGGTGGTGGTGCAAGTCCACGTGCAACTGTTACTGGCACAACTGCTAGTATTGCTGATGCTGCAACAGATAATGTTGATATTGCAAGTGCTGCAAAAGCATATGGTATCTTATCAATTGAAGTAGATGCTGCAGCATGGGTTAGAGTATATAGTAGTGCAAGTGCTAGAACAAATGATAACGGACGTTCAGAAGGGGTCGACCCAGATTCTGACGCAGGTGTACACGCAGAAATTATTACAACAGGTGCAACTACTGTTAAGTTTACTCCAGCAAGCATTGGGTGGAACGACGAAAGTCCTGTAACTGATACTGTATACCTTGCAATTACAAACAAATCTGGTGCAACTACTACAATTACAACTAACTTAGTTATTTTACCATTGGAATCATAATATGAACTTACACAAATATGCTGTAGTATTACACAACTACGAAGACTTAGATGACTTTTATAACGACATGGAAACTGAAGGCGGAAGCATTACTATTCCCAACAGGGCCGTCGACGTTGATTTAAGAAAACCAAAAAGTCGTGTTACACATTATATGTTAACTCCGCAAGAAGCCTTAGAAGTTGTAAATGATACTAGAGTAGAATTTGTAGAAATAGTTGACGATAATCCTCCAGATAGATTGTTTACACAAACAGGTAGTTTTTCAAGGTCAAGTACTAATAGGGCAAACGATAACCAATGGGGGTTATGGAGACATATTGCTGGAGAAAATAACGATAATTTCGATTCTTCAAATGATACTATTAATGGCACAATCGATTATCAATACACAGGAAGAAATGTAGATGTTGTAATACTAGATGATCAAGCATGGCAACCTGATCATACAGAGTTCTTAGACGGAAATGGCGTTACTAGAGTTGTAGATTATAACTGGTGGCAACATGCTTCTGCAGTCGGTGACAGTGCACATGTTGGAAGAACATATGCACAGCGTGGTACAAGCGGAAACTTTCACAATATTCACTGTGCAGGAACAGTTGCAGGACGTGAAGAAGGATGGGCTAAAGATGCTAACATTTATTTCTTTGCACTAGACTTTCAAGGCAACGATTTGAACAACAGTATTAGTCCAGGTCTTGCGTTTGATTACATAAGAGAATTTCACAATAATAAGCCGATTAATCCTGTTACAGGTTACAAAAATCCTACTATTGTAAACAACAGTTGGGGTTATAGTCGTCTTGCTACTTCAGCATCTAGTATTGCATCGGTTACATATGACGGAACAACACATACTCCGGGCGGAGATATAACAACTGAATATAACGGATATTATGGCGCATACAGCACTACAAGTCAGGTGGTGGCTAGAGCAGGTGATCCAGAAAATAGTAAAAATAGATTTACAACATCAGGTTCTAGTAGTAGTGTTATTGATAGAATGGTAGCGTGGCCAGAAGAATGGGAAAAAATTCCAAACCAAACATTTAGTTTTACACAAACTGATCCAGCTGATAACTATGAAATTACAATATTAACACCCTGTGATGTTAGACAAAATAGTAGAATTGTAGCAAGTTGTAACAGTGAAGATAGTTATATGATTATCAAACGCATTGTTAACAACGGTGCAATTATTGCTACAACAGTTAGAGGACCAGAGATTGATTTTGAATTAACTGGCGGCTTTGGATTTAGTTTCTTTGGTCCAAGTGGAAATGTTACAATCAGATATATTGTAGAAACTTATCCTGCAGACGGTGATGAGTTTACATTTGATGTAGCGTGGACTGTTACAACAGGAGAACGTGGCCAGTTCTTTAGTAACTTCAATGACGATCTTGCAAATGATGACTTTGAAGAATTTACAGAAGATAATCCAGCAGCAGATCCTAACGCATCGGGATCAGTTGTAGCACAACCATTTACAGCAATTGATAGCGTATCAGGATTAACAGCAGACAGTACTCCAACATCTGGTAATAATGACGATGGCTGGTGGACACTAAATCTACCGTTTAGTATACAGTACTTAGGATCAACATACAGTACAATACATGTCGGAACTAACAGCTTTGTTACATTTGGAAGCG